CCTGCGGCAGCAGTGTCGGTCATGGCGCGGCGATGAGGACGAGGTTGGGTCATGGCGTGGTAGGCGTCGGCGGCGGCCAGCACCCGTGCCGGAACGGACAGCATCGTGGCGCCCACCCCGCGGTGATAGCCCGAGCCATCCATGCGCTCATGGTGCGTAGCCGCCAAGAGGCCGATCCTCCGGAGCGGTTCGGGCTTGTTGAAGATCCGCTCCACGTAGTACACGTGCATCCGCATGCGCTCGCGGTCGCTGGTGGAGAGCGGTCCGGGTTTGTCCCAAACCGACCCGGGGACTCCGAAGCGACCGACATCGTGAACGAGCGCGGCCCGTCGAGCCAGCGTCACGTCGGCCGGCGGTAGGCTCAGCAGCGAGGCCGCCGCCGCCACCAGCTTGCCCGCGCCCGAGCCGAGCGTCAGCGCGCCGCCGCTGTAATTGAGCGTGCTGCCCGACAGGCTGTAGGTGAACGCACCGAGCGCGGCGTCGCTGAACACGATCTTGTCGCCGGCGACGAAGTCGGTGATCGTGTCGCCATTGTGCCCGGCGATGGTGTCGAGGAAGACGTCGTTGTTGGGCACTACGCCGGCACGAGCGAGCGGTCGGTCACGCCGTGCTTCTGCGGCGAGCCGGGGGCGTAGGCCAGGACGTAGTAGACGAAAATGTCATCCCCACCGCGAACAAACGAATAGGCGCCGGTGACGGCGTCGCTGGTCACGGTGGCCACCATGAGGTCGTCGGACTGCCTGAACAGCTTCACTGTGCAACTCCCCAGCACGGCGCCGGCCGAGTCCCGGGTGACGCCGGCCAGGGTCTTCGTCGGGGCGTTCAGCGGCCAGTCGGGGGTGCCGCCGGTCAGGTACTCACGGGGGAAGCGGTTGGCGGAGAAGATACGACTGGGGGTGTCGGCGGTGGCCGGCGTGGTGTCGACCGGCAGCCGGCCGAAGCCGACCTGACGGGTGACGGCGACGGCTCCGGCCGGCGTTGTGTCGGACGGTGCTCGGTTAGCCGAGAACAGGCGGGTGACGGCGTCGGTGCCGGCGGGGGTGGAATCGGTCGGGGCCCGAACGGCGCCGTAGGTGCGGGTGACGGCGTCGGTGCCGGCCGGGGTGGACAGGGCCGGGGAGCGGGTGCCGGCGAAGATGCGGGCCGGGGTGTCGGCGGTGACGGTGGTGGCGTCGGTCACTGGCCGTACGCCGACGAAGGCCCGGGTGACGGCCTGGGCGGTGACGGTGGTCGTCTCTGCGGGGGCTCGTGTGGCGCCGTAGGTGCGAGTCAGGCTGTCGGCGGGCACCACGTTGGCGACGGTGGGAACCCGCACGCCGGCGAAAGCCCGGGTGATGGCGTCGGTGCCGGCGCCGAGGGTGTCGGCCGGGGTCCGGGTGTAGCCGAGGGCGGGGACGGTGAGGGTGAAGCTGGTGAGTGCGTAGGTCTGGGCCACCGTGTCGTCGGTGCTGAACTTGAGGATGAACTCGACGTAGAGGTACTTGGAGGCCGTCACCAAGGTCACAGCGCCGACCGAGGCCATGGTGAGGGTGAAGGTGAGTGCGGCGCCGACGGATGCGGTCTGTGACGCCGAGTACTCCCAGCCGTTGGCCCCGGCGCTACCGCCGGTGGGCGTGGTGAGGGTGATGAGCGTGGCCGTGGCCAGGTCCGATGACACTTGGTAGGCCCGCATCCCGACCAGGAAGGCCGCCGCGCCCAGGCTGGCGGGGGTGATGACGACGGATACCGTCCAGGTGCCGGCGCCGACAGAGTCGATGGCCGCCACCGCTCCGGAGGACTGGCCGAGGATCCATCCCTTCTTCTGAATGCCGGTGTGCTCGGAGGAACTGTTGACGGCCGTCGCCCCCGGTGGGAGGGATGACCAGTTGGGCGTAGCGGTCAGCGCCGGTGCCGATGTACCCATCGAGACGCCATCGGTGTCGGCCGCCCTCTGGGCCACCATTACCCGGTTACCGGCCGGCGGGCCCCCCGTGGCGGTGATGGTGGACTCGCCGAGGACGGCCATCTAGGTCTTGGCCTTGCGCTTGGTCTCGCTGATCTTGCGGCGGGTCTCCTCGGGCATCGGTCCCGCCTTCCTGCGTCCTTCGGCGTAGGCGAGCTTCAGAGCGGCCGAGCGTCGTGCCCGTTCTTCGGGCGACTGCGTGGTGCCTCGTACCGCCGCCGCTCCCATGGCCTGCGCCTTGGCCCGCACCTCGGGGTCCCAGCCCTTGCGGAGGTTGTCGATGTTGCCCGTATTGCCCTTGGCCCTCTTGCCAGCTCTGACCTTGGCCGCGTGGGCCGCTCTGCGCTCCGGGGTCCATGTGGCGTAGGTGGCTTTGACGGCAGCGGTGCGGTTGGCGAGGGCCTGGGCGCTGATGCGGCCCTTCCAGTTGTCGTGGGCCGGCGGCCCTTGGCCGTCCAGTTCGGACATGAGCCGGTTCCACTTCCACCGGTTGCACGAAGCGTGTGCGACCTTGATGTTGTCCGCCGTGTGGGTGCCGCCTCGGCTGATGGGGATGACGTGGTCGAAGTCCACGTCCTTGCGCTCGGCGATGGGCTTGGTGCAGATGTGGCAGACCATGCCGTCGCGCTTGAGGATGGCGGCGAGGCTCACGGTGGGAGCGGCGTCCTTGGCTGCTTGGCGGCGCTCCTGCTGTGTAGCAATGACCTTGGCGTAACGACCATCCGCCTTCGCCTTGGCCAGGTACCGCTTGCGGTACTCCTTCTCACGGTCGGGGTTGTTCGCTCGGTAAGCGGCGGACCTGTCGCGACTTCGCCCGTTGTCGAGGGCGGCGAAGCAGGTCTTGCAATCGTTTCGAAGTCCGTCTTTGGCTCGGCTTAGACGATGAAACTCTGTAGCCAGCTGGGTCGTCTCGCACTTACGACACACCTTAAAGCCAGGGGCCGCCGCCCATCGCTCGTTTGCCACGCTCCGTCGAGCCAACGTCCGCGCCTTCGCTGCCACGTAAACGCATGTCTTACAGGCGTTCAGGTGACCGTCCCTCATCATCGCGTGAAGGGAGAAGTCGTCCAGTGGTTTGGCGATTCCGCACTTCCGACAAGTCTTGGTGTCCATGTCGTCATCGTATCAGAATGCTAAAACGCTAGTACGTCACGGCCACGGATTGCTGCAAAGTGTCGCCGGGCACCAACGTGGGGGGCGACGGCTCGGCCGACTCGAAGGGCATGGCCCCGCCGTTGGCCGCGTTGAACATGGCCTCGGCGGCGACCGAGGACGACGTGGAGGCGTTGCCCGAGGCGGTGAACAGCTTCGCCACCTGGAGCGTCGTGGTGCCGCTGGTATGAGTCTGGGCGCCGAGTGAGCGGGCCAGACCGGTGTTGGCCGTGCCGCCGGTGGCGCCGGTGACGATCTCGTTCGCCAGCGTCAGGTCGGAGGCGGCCGGCGTCTGCACGCCGGCGTTGTGGGCCAGGGCCAGGTACCAGGCCGGGGCGTTGCCGGGCATGAGCTGCCAGGCGCCGGCGGTGGGGGTGGTCACCGCGGCGGCACCGGGCGAGGCGGGGTCGTGCCACAGGTCGATGGTCAGCACCGGCGGCGCGGCGTTGGTGTTGGACAGGACCACGCCGTAGCAGTTGGTGCCCGACGTGGTGGCGATGATGTGGCCGTTGTAGGCGGTGGTCGAGCCGGGGGCGGACACGCCGTCGAGGGTGAACGTCGTCGCCGTCGGGGCGGTGGTGGCCGTGCCCTTGGCCCCGACGAAGGTGTCGCCAGCGAGGACCTTGGACTCCCAGTCCAGGCAGGACCGCCAGTCGGCCGAGGTGGTCCGCAGGTTGTGGCGCACGCTCCACAGGCCCCGGGTGCCGTCGCGGCGGATGACCCGGGAGCCGAAGATCGAGGTCCTCGGCGACAGGTCCCGGTACTCGGCCTTCGGTCCGTCCTTGCCCGGACGCTTGGCCGCCTTGCCTCCGGCCGCCTTGGCCGGTCGGGGACCGACGAGGGCGGCGTGGAGGTCGGGGTGCAGTTCGTCGTGTTCCTGGGTCATGGCCGTCCAGGACTCCCGGGGGGCGTGGCGAGCCATGAGGAAGCGCACGTAGCGCTCGGTCACCTCGGGGATGGAAAGGCCGGCGTCGACGCCGCCGTAGGCGTCCTGGAGCCGCTGGTACTCCTCCACCAGGTGCTCGGGCAGGTAGCCGTGCGTCACCCGCTCGTCGGCCACGGTGACGCGCTCTGCGGTGCCGCCGTTGGCCAGGGCGATGGTCGGCCCGTCACCGGGACGGCCGTCCACCTCCTGCCACTCATAGTGGGCGTCATGGGTGACGGTGAAGCGCATGGGGTCAGGTCCTGTCTTAGAGCCGGCCGAGGATGAACAGGATGAGGAACACCAGGAGGATGACCACCACGATGCTGTAGACGGTCACCGGCGGCCCCCTCGGATGGAACGGCTTTAGACGCCGGAGCCCGTGTAGGTCACCGTGAAGGAGGGCGTTGTGCCTCCGACGGTGTGGTTCAGTCGGACGTAGTGATCGCAGCCGGCGAAGCACTTCCGCTCCGTTGACGCTGCGGTCTTCTGTGTGAATGACGCCACCGTGCGCCACGCGTCGGCGACGCCGTTGTCCCGGGACGTTTGAACGTCCGTGGTCAGCGTCGGCGTGGTGCCGGTGGCGGCGGTGACGGTCTGGGTGAGGCGCAGCACGCCGGCGTCTGCTATCTCGGCTCCCGTCCCGGCCACCGAGGCCGTCAGAGCAGCGGCCGGCGAAAGGTCGAAGTCGTTCTGACGGTAGGCCCGTCCCTGGGTCGTCGTGTTGGGCATCAGCTTCCTCGCTTCTTGGTGGACGTGCGCTCGGCGTGGACGGCCTTGTCCTCGACCTCGTCGGCCTTGACGGCCTTGGCCTTGGTCGCCTTCGGCTGCTCGGGCTCGGCCGGGTGCTGGGTGTAGGTCACCGATGCCGACGGGCCGTCGTGCGCGCCGGTCGGCTCGGACAGGTGCTCGGGCGGCGACTCGACGGTGACCTCGAGCGGCGGGCCCGGGTGGGCGCCGGTCGGGTTGGGGTCGTGCTCGGTGCCGTAGGTGACCTCGGCCGGGGGCCCTTCGTAGGCCCCCGTTCCGGTGTCGGTGTACGGGCTCACGCCGTAGGGGTTGAGGCCGGACTCGTTGGTGGGCAACGTTGCTCCTTTCAACCGGAGCACGTCGGCGCCGGGGTTCTAGGTGAGGGGCCAGCGATCTTTCTTGCGGGTGTTGCACGCCGTGCAGATCGGCCGGAGGTTGGAGAGGCAGTGCCAGCCGCCCTTCGACAACGGCTTGACGTGATCGACGGCGTTTGCCGGGATGCCACAGAGCCAGCACAAGCGGCCGAAGTAGGACAGGCGTCCGGCGAGCTGGTCGAGGGTGAACGGAATCGTCGGGGCAGACATGCGGAGCGCCCGGCGGCGCCCGGTGGCGAGGTTCACCTTGTCCCGGTTGGCCTGGCGCCACTTGCGCTGGGCCGCCTTGCGTTCCGCCGGGTTGGCGTCTCGCCATGCACGCTTGTAACCGTTGTACCGTTCGCTGTTCTTCTGGGCGTGGGCGTGAACCTTGGCCTTCTGGCGGTCGGCGTGCGCTGCGTACCATTCGCGGTGATACGCCTTATTTGCCTCCGGGTTAGCTGCCCTAAGAGCCTGCCTATTGGCGTTGGCACAGACCCTGCACCATGGGAAGAACCCATCGGGTGTCTGCTTCGACCGGGTGAAGTCCAGGACAGGCTTGGATTCGCCGCATCGGGAGCAGCGCTTAGACTCTTGCACGTCGGACCTCTCGTACAGGTTCGGCACCGGGCCGGAGGCGTATCAGCGCCTCCGGCCCACTTTATCAGCCGAGCGAAATCCCCGGCTGTTCTAGTCCCTAAAGCAGTCCCGACACCGTACCGAAGGCCGCGGGTCGATAAACGGCCAGGGCAAGTCTCTCTTCAGCCCTTATCATTACCAGGTTCGTTTTAAAGTCATCCTCGTTACTGTTCGTGGCTTCCACTGTCAATCCACCCCGCCGGAACAACTGCGAGGCGGTGGCGAAGGCGCCGATGAGGGCGGTACCCAGGGTCATGGCCGTGGTGGACACGACGGTCTTGCCCCAGATGGAGTCGATGACCGGCTGGCCGCCGGCGCCGTAGGCGCCGGTGAACGGGCCACCGGCGTAGTACTGGGCGTTGGCGTCCTTGGCCAGGCGGATCGTCTGCCAGTTGGTCGGGTTCAGCACGATCCCGGTGGGCTCCAGGAAGGAGGCCACCCTGATCTTGGTGATCTCCTTGTAGATGGCGTCGGGGGCGGTGTCGGCGCCGAGGGCCTGGGCGGCGGTGAGGCCCGAGCGGTTCAGGAAGCCGGTCACGTTGGGGGCGACGCCGGAGCCGGTGAGGAGCTGCGCCTCCTCCTGGATGCGCACGAACAGGCCGAGGCGGGCGTCGATGTAGGACCGCAGGGCGGGGACGTCCTCGAACATCTCGTCGGTGACCTTGAGCCAGGTGGCGATCTTGCGCACCGGCTCGTCGACGGCGGAGAAGTTCAGCGTGGACTCGGGCTTGGCCGCACCTTCGGCCACGGCGGCGGCGGCGTTGGTCGCCACCGTCTCCTTCAGGTAGCGCACCAGCGGGCCGGAGGCCACGCCCGAGGGGATCAGGTCGGCGACGGTGAGCGGCTGGAAGAGGATCGCCAGGATGCCGGGGAGCACCTGGGGCTGAGCGACACCCGAGCCGGTCACACCGCCGGCGGTGGTCTCGGTCAGGGTGGCCTTCAGCTCGATGCCGCCGGTGGAGAACTGCGTCGAGCCGACGTTGCCGCCCTTGACGATGGCCTGGAACGTCGGCGCCTCGGTGATGAGCTGGCCCAGGGACTTGACCTGCGCCGGGTTGAGGTTGGCCGGGGTTGCGCCGGCCGGGCCCTTGGGGTCCGGGGCGTCGGGGATCATGCCGAGGTCCACCGCGAACTTCTTGCGCTGCTCGTTGAGGTACTTCTCGTCCGAGATTTGGTCGGAGCAGGCCTTGATGTCGGCCTCGATCTTGTCGAGGCGCTCGCGCTTCTCCGTGGTGGGGGTCTTGGTGTCCTCGATGACCGCCTGGGCGGCGAGGGACAGCTTGGTCATGGACTCCTGGAGAGTCTTGAGGTCGGGCACGGTGGCTCCTTGTTCGATTGCGCGGCGAGGTGGCCCGGGCGGGCCGTTGACCTCGAAGGGGGCTTGCGGGGGCTAGCTGAGGGCTGCGGCCGTGGCAGCCAGGCTGAAGGCGCGAGCCCTCAGGTACATCTCGTCTTCGTCAGTCAGCCCGGGACGGAGAGCGGCGGCCTTGGCGGCGGCTTCGTCCGGGGTGGCAGGCGTAACGACTTGGTCGACGGTGACGGGCTCGGGGGTCCCGGTGATGGTGACCTCTTCGCCGTTCCAGGTGTAGGAGACGGACAGAGCGTCGTCGTCGTCCCACCCGATCTGGTAGACGACGTGATCGTCGAAGGTGGCGATGATGTGGACGAGGTAGCCGCGCTCGTCGGGGGCACTGTCGGGATATGCGGCGGCGATGGCAGCGTCGGCCGACTCCACCAGGGCCTCCCGGATGTCCTCCTGGCGGTCCTCGTAGGACCCGGCGACGGCCTTTGTGTCGGCGCTCCGGGCGGACTTCGCCCCGGAGCAGTCGGCGCCGAGGGAGACGGCGGTGTCGTGCATCGTCTGGATGTTGGCGGCGTCGGTCTTGGAGTTGCGGGCGCCGACCTTCTCGTCCATCGCCTTGGCCGACAGGACGAGGGCGTCACGGTTGCTGGGCACGGCGACGAACGCAGCGTTGAGCAGCTCGGCCCGCTTGATGTGGACCGGTTCGGTGCTGGTGGCCTTGGTCGACTCGGAGCGGGTAAAGGCGACCGACATCGTGCGGATGTGGTCCTCGACCACCAACGTCCGCGCTTCCTGCGCTCGGGCGATGGAGGAGAAGCTGCCCCTGATCTTGAGCACGTCTCCGTCGTAGAAGGGCCGACCGCTGCCCACCGTGGTCGCCATGGACAGGCCGTGGTCCATGTCGATCGTGATGTGGTCGGGCAGCGGCTCGAACGCCTTGGCGTCGATGATCTCGCCGTCGCGGTCGAGAGTCGGAGCCGACAGGACCGCCTCGAAGGCCCCGTTGGGGTCGTCCGTGGTGGCGGACTTGACCTCGGCGAGTGCGAAGGACTTCGTGGTCGTCATTGGGCTCCTTCGAGGGACTTGATGATGCTGCGCAGGTCTTCGATCGTGTCGGCGGAGTCGACCGCGGCCAGGACCGTCTGCGTCGACCCGTTGAGACCGGCCACGAGCCGGTCCTTGTCCACGGCAGCGAGCGAGTCGTACCGACCCAGGCGGCCGAGCACGGAACGCACCTCCTCGGTCGAGAGGGACTTCAGCGGGACGTCGGAGGCGGGCGCCGCAGCCGATGTACGGGACGACGTGGCGTCGATCGGGATGATGGTCGAGTTGATGAACAGGCGGTCGGAGTCGGCGCCGGCGAAGGGGAGGTTCTCCTTCATGCGGGCCTCTGCCGGCTTGATGATGCCGAACCCGATTCCCTTGGCGTAGGACTCCATGCGGGCCTCGAAACTGCCCCGCAGTACTTCCTCCATCAGGAACTCGGCGTACAGGTCGCCGGTGCTGTCGAACTCGGGGCGGAGCTGGGCGTCAAGGGTGGCTTCCATGCCACCGAGGTGAGGGGCCATGGTGTCGCGGTACATCGAGCGCATCTGCTCGGTGATGTTCGAGAAGGTGGCCCGGTCGAGGATGTGCACGACGGGAGGGGGAACGTCGTAGGCGGCACAGACCTCCTCCCGGTTGAGCTTGCGGGACTCGATGTACTGCGCCTCTTCGGCCGAGAGCGTGATCTTCTCGGCCTTCATGCCCTCCTCGAGCACGACCGTCGAGCCGGTCTTGTCCGTGCCGGCGTGGAGGTCGTCGAACTGCGCACGGAGGCGGCGGGCTGCGGGGTCCGAGAGTGTGCCGGGGTGGTTCAGCGACATGCCCGGCCGGGCGCCGTTGGCCCAGAAGGACGATGTGGCACGGCGGGCGGCGTCCTCGTTGACGAGGGTCTGACGTAGGGGCTCGAGCGGCGACATGCCCCGGGTGAGGGTCTCGGGGTTGTAGGTGCGGAAGTGAACGATGTCGCGCTGGGGGATCAGGAGCACGGGCACCGAAGCAGCCAGGCCGCCGAGGTAGGCGTAGTACGTCTCGACCTCGCCGGTCTGCTCGTTCAGTATCCGGCGAATCTGGATGAGCGAGGGGTGGACCGGCTCCAGCTCGGCGACGGTGCCATCGGGGCGGCGAATCTTGGCCCACATCGCCTCGCCGTAGACGTCGAGGGTCGAAGAGGTCCACAGCCAGAACAGGAACGGGTCGCGGGTGGGGCTGGGGCGGGCCAGGAGTTGGCCGTAGGGCGTGTCGGTGGCGCTCTCCCGGCCGTCGGCGGTCTTCTTGTAGACCTTCAGAGGCAGGCGGGCGACGGCCCGGGCCCGCTTGCTGACGACGACGAACACCCAGAGCTGGTTGCGGTAAATCTCACCGTAGGTGGCGTGCAACGCCGTGAGGTTGAGACCGGTGTTCGGGTAGTAGTTCGTCCGGGCGAAGCTCGGCGAAGTGTCGGAGAGGACGAGGGCGCCCTGAGACTGGAGCAACGGGCTACCCCCTCAGGGCGTCTACGGGAACTGCATGAAGTCGACGTCGGTGCGGAAGATGAGCACCTCGCCGTCGACCGATACCGGCGTCTCCGTGCCTCGCTCGATGGCATCGGCCTTGCGCAGTACCAGTAGCTCAGGGTCGACGGTAAAGAGGATTCCTCGAAAGGCGGTGCCGCTCTTGAGCGTCACGATCACGGACTTGCGAAGGCGCTGGCGGAACAGGTGTCTCATAGGACCATGAGCCCCCGCTCTTCGTAGGACGACGGCCCGGGGCCCTTGCCGATGAACCAGGCGCCGAGGGAGACGGCGGTGAGCGGGGCGATGTCGAGGAGGCCGCGGCGGTCGAAGACCCGGGCGTCGCCCTGGGTGCGCCATGCGGCGCCGGTGACGGCGGCGGTGAGGCTGGCCTGGTCGATGTGGCGCCAGCGACCCTCGGTGATGTCGTCGTAGGCGGCCTGGCAGGCCTGGGTGTAGTCGTTGCCCTTGACCTCTGTGATCGTGAGCCCTTCACGCTCGCAGTCGGCCAGGAGGCCGCCGGCCGGCCCGGACGGGTTGGCGAGGATGGCGTCGGGGCGGTGCTTGGCCTTGAGCTCGACGAGGCGGCGGACCACCCAGCCCGTGCGCTTGCGGTTCTCGATGATCTCGACGTGGGTTCCACCGAGGGTCGACGGGCCGACCGATGCGATCACGGCTCCCTTGCGGTCGACGCTGACCTCGAATACCAGGACGAACGGGCCGGCGAGGGTGGAGTCGGGGGCCTTGCACGCCTTCCAGTCGTCCTCGTCGATGGCCGCCACGGTGGCGTCGACGGATTCGGGGAATCGACCCAACCTCTCACGGACGAAGTCTTCCTCCTCCAGCGCTCCCATCTCTGTGCGGATGAAGTCGGGGTCGATGCGAATACCCATAGCCGGGTTCGCCTGCGCCCACGATTCGGGGGCTGCGATGTCTGCATCGTCGGGGCAGGACCATTCGAAATATGCGAGTTTGCCCATGCCTTGCCGAGCCCGGCCCTACCGGGCCATGCCTTGCCCCGCCGAGCGGAGCCATGCCGGGGGGGGGATCAACCGAGATCGATGCCGTGCCGCTGGAGCGCTTCGGTCAGCTTCGTCAACCGCTCGGCGGTATCGGATGCCTGCTCGGCAATCTCCACTCGGGAGGCGTTCAGCGCCTTCTCGACCCGGGCGACCCGGCGGTCGAGCCGCTGGGTGAAGTCGATCTGACGGTCTAGCGACTGCTCCAGGCGGTCGAAGCGCTCGACGGCCTCGGGCGGCAGGTCGCCGCGGTCGGTGTTGGCGAGCCAGTGCTTGGACTTGCGGAGGCGCCGCTTGGCGAAGCGGTGTTGGTCGCGGGCCACGTCCTCGTGCTCCGTGGCGGTCACGACCCGGTAGCCGACGTTCTTGACGTTGACCATGCCCCGCTTGTGGGTGGCGAGCAGGTGCTTGTTCGCCTTGTGGAACGGGCCACGAGCGGCCAGGAAGTCCCGCTCCAGCAACTTGCTCAGGTGTTCGTAGGTGACCACCTCGCCTACGTCGAGGGTCTTGAGGTGGTCGTAGACGATCTGCCATTCGGCAACATCGCCCTTCGGCTCGAAGGTCACAGCAGACATTGTGCATCCTCACGGGTTCGGTGCGTATACGAAGGACTGCCCATGCCTTGCCCCGGCATGCCCCGCCCGGACAGGCCATGCCCTGTCTAGAGCGGTTCCACCACGGACTCGAAGCGCCCGTAGCGGGGTCGGTAGTCGCCGAGGCCAACCATTGACCCGGCGTCGATCACGATGGATTCGAGCTGCTCTACGGAGAGCAGGCCCGGGTCGATCTCGGCGTCAACGTCGAGCGCCCAGGTTCGGAACATGGGGCGGGTCCGCATGACCCGCGAAGCACCGACACGGACGGCGGCGACGTTGCGGAAGTTCTCGTCGGCCCAGAGCTTGTCCACGTTGCGGGGGCCGTCGTAGATGAGCGGGATGACGTTGTCGAGGACGAACAGGCCACGCTCGATCTGCTTGCCCTGCTTGGTGACCCTGGCGCCTTCGATGATGGCCTTCTCGACGTTGGCGCCAGGGAGGTAGGGGCCAACGTCGGGGTCGAGATACAAGCCGCCCTCGAACTCCAGGCGGGCGAGCTGGAGGTGGTCATCCTCGGTCTTGGTGCGCTTGGCCGAGATGGACTTCATAGCCTTGGCGATGGGGTCCAGCGGGTTCGCCAACCGGATGTTGTGCGTGATGAGCGGGGTGGTGCCTCTGATGCCGATGCGGACCTTCATGACCCTCCTGGTCTGCCGTGCCTCCTGCGTTGGAGTGCGTATACGCAGTCTATCAACACGTATACGCACTCTGCAACGGATATACCCACGGTTACGCAGCTCGGGCGCCGTCTCGGCCCCGCTTGCAGAGGCGGCGAAGGGTGTCGGATTCCTGGCGGGGCAGGGGTGCGGAGGAGGTGTACCAGAGCTGCGGATTGCGGATGGCGGCCATGGTGGGGAACAGGGCGGACATGCCGGCGGCGGAGAGGTTGTACGCCTCGTCGAGGATGATGCAGTCGCCGGTGAACCCTCGGCCCGAGCCGGTGGATCGGGCCACGAACCGCAGGCGCTGGCCGCCGATGAGCTCGATGCCCTCGTCGCCGTGGGAGGTGCGGACCCGGGCGACCCTGCGGTCCAGGTCCGGGGTGTTCTGGATGAGGTACAGGAGCCGGCGGAAGGCCTCGGCGGCGGTCTTGAACTCGTGGGCGCTGTGCAGGATGAGCTGCTCGTCGAACAGGAACAGGCCGGCCAGCTCCCGGGCTTCGAGGATGCCGCCCTTGCCGTTCTGGCGGGGCACGATCAGGCCGACCTCGGGGGCGGCCCATCGGCCGTCAGGCGCTTCGGCTAGGGCGCCTTCGAGGACGAGTTGCTGCCACGGGTCCAGGATCAGGCCGGCCGACGCCGCCAGCTCGACCGCCTCGGGGCCCGCCGTCGACCTTGCGGTCGGGACGAGGTGGTACCTCGGCTCCTGATGCCCGAGCAGCACGGCGGTTCTTGAGCTCATCGAGTGCTGAGCGCTGCGCCTGCGGCAGCTTGTCGAGGGCGTCGAGGGTGTCCCGTAGCTGCTTGGTCAGCGGGCCGAGTTGGGCCTGCTTCTCGGGGCCGGCGTTCAGGCGTACGTCGTCGATGGCTCCCAGGAGAGCCGAGCGCAGGCACTCCAGGTCGTCCCGGCGCCGGTTGGGGGCTTCCTGGGGCGCTGAGGGGGCGCTGGTGGGCTTCCTGGCGGTCACAGCGGGGCCGGCGGGGAGAAACATGGTCGATTAGGCAGGGAACTCTGGGTGAGCGGAGCTTCCGGAGTGTAATTTTCCCGAGAGATTTTGCCCCCCCCTCCCACCTTGCGGTGTCCGCTGGAGTCTTAGGGCGTCCGCCCCATGCTAGGCCCCTGACCTGCACGTTTGCAACGCATGTTGGCCCGTTGCCTCGGCGCTTGTGCTGTGGGGTCGTGGCTTGTGCCGTCTCACGCCTACCAGTCACGGCTGCTGCGCTCCGGTCGTACCAGGTCATTGCCACGCTCGCTGTTGCACGAGCGGTGGGCGTGGTGCAGGTTGCCAGGCGTGTGCGCCGCAGCGTGTGCGCTCACCGCTCGGGAGCGGGGGATGATCTCGTCCACTGTGCTGCCCATCGGGTGCGTCTGTCGGTCGAGGGTCAGGTCGATCGGGTAGCCGCAGAGCCAGCAGTTCGGCTCGGACCTGCGTACCTGCTCGCACAGCTCCCGGCGCTTGCGTCCGTGCAGCTCAGGTTGCGGGCGGCGGGTTGACCCCGCCATCACGCCTCACTCCGGGCACAGCTCTGAGCACTAGCAGTTACCCATAGTGAACCACGGATCAAGCGGCCATGTCTGCGATGGTGCGTCATGCGCTCTTCCACCGACGCTTGCGCCCCTCGACGTGATCGAGCACCTCGTCATGCGTGGGTAGGCGACCAGCGCAGCGCTCACGGTTGAAGTCGTGGCAGGACACGCAGAGCTTCACCTTGCGCTCGGTGTCGGGCTGGCCCTTGCGCTTCGACGGTTCGACGACGGTGACGGTGGCGAACGTCTCGCAGTAGTGCCGACCGTCCAGGGCAGAGCACCGGCACTTCGGATCCCCGCAGGGAACCTTGGCGCACAGATCGCATCCGGGATCGGTCATCATCGCCACGCCCATGCGCACGTTCACGATGCGCTGGTAGCGGGCCCACATCGCACCGACGTGCTCGAGCGCTTTGCGCTGGTCACGCTCCCAGCCCTTGCGCTCGATGTCGGCGATGTCGGTGCGGTGGTCGTCCACCGCGGCGATGACCGCGGCCAGCGTCGGCCCACCATTGGCGGCGTTGCCCGGCGAGCCCTGGCCCGCGGAGGGGAACCCACCGCCGAGCTCGTCGAGGCGGTGCTCGAAGGCGTCCCGGCCGTGGTGCATCGCCGTGGTGAGCTCGGCCAGCTGGCGCAGCGGGTCGGCCACGGTGCGGGGATCGGTCATCGCCCGCCCCTCTCCCCGAGCCGGCGCATGCCCTCGTCGCGGATCGACGCCAGCCGCACCGAGCACCACGCCACCGCCCACGCCATGCCGACTGCGGCGCCGGCGATGGCCAGGCTTGCGAGGCCGTCGCCGATACTCAAAGCGGCACCTCGGTGTCCTCTTGGCACAGGTCGTCCAGCCAGTGCTGCTGGGCCGCCCAGCAGCCGGGGTGGTACTTCTTGAAGCGCCAGGACTTGCCGCTCATGTCGGTGTGCTCGACCTTAGGCGCTCCCGGCAGGATCACGCCGCCGGCCTGGCACCCGGCGTAGGCGCAGCGGGGATCGACCTTGCGGCACCAGCGGTCGGCGGTGGTGTTGTCGGCGGCGTGGAGCCGGCCCATCTTGTGACTCGGGTCGGGCGAGCCGGTGACGGCAGCGGAGCACGTCGTGCAGCAGGTCACGCCGGCCTCCTCGTGCGGTTCAGGGCCGCTCGGGCCTCGGCGAGGTGGACACCCCGAGGCGCCCTGCGGGACCCCCTCCCCCTAAAGGGGGAGGGGGGGTCCTCCCGAGCAGGGGCGCCCCTCTCCGGGCCGGGTCTGCTGGACACCGTGCTGGACACTGCTGGACACCTACAAACATGCAGGTCAGAGCAGGTGGACACCTTGCTGGACACTGCTGGACACCCCGCCAGCGGCGCTAACGGCGTCCAGTCGTCCGGCGACCGTCCAGCAGTGTCCAGCAGACCGTCCAGCAGATGGCACTGACGGCTACTCATGGCTGCCTCCCTATGACGTAGAAGGGGCTGCGATCGGACCCGGTGTTCACCAATGAACCTCCCTGTACCATCATGTTGATGATCTCGTAAGCCGCCGAGCGACCTATCTCCAGCCGCTCGATCAGCATCTCTCGGACGTCGGATTTACTTAGCCCGGTCTCCGACATCATCGGGGTGAGAACGCCGAGCGCATCCGCCACCCTGGTCTCGGGGATGCGACTCGCCCGGCCACGGCCGGCGACCGCACAGGACGTCTCGGACTGCCCGCAGACGGTCACGTCGACCACCTCTAGGGACAAACGGAGGGGCATGAACTCGGCGTCGTCCTTCTGCTTCCGGCACACGAGCTCGATGCCGTCGTCGATGCCGTCCTCGCTGCTTCTGACCTCCATCACGGTGTCCGTGGCACCCAACAGGGCCGACGACCCACGCAGCCCGGCGGCGGTGTCCTTGCCGCTGTGGTGGATGAGAAGGACGCACCCGCCCGAGGCGTTCTTCACCCAATCGGCGGCGTCGACCACCATGCCCATGTCCTTGGCGGCGTTCTCGTCGCCCCCGACCATGCTCCGGGCCACGGTGTCGATGACGACCATGCAGTACTTGCCCCGCTTGCACACCTCCACGAGCACCTGCACCTGGGCCGGGTTCAGCAGGTTGACGGTTCCGGGGTAGATGAGGAACTCGGGCACCTCGAAGAAGTTGTTGTGCTTCTTCCACGCCGCTGCCCGCTTCGGCCACCCGCCCGACCCCTCAGCGGCCACGAACAGCACCCGGCCCTGCTCGACCCTTCGGCCCTGCCACCATGACCCCGTGGCGATGTGAGCGCCGATGTCGAGGGCCAGGAAGCTCTTGCCGCCTCCGGGAGCGCCATAGATGGCAGCGACCGAGTTCTTGGCCAGCATCTTGTCCACGAGGTACTCCGGCGGGGGGAGACGCTCCATCTGGTCGAGGGTGAGCAGGCGGGACTCGAAGAGCTCGACCGAGGACAGTTCATCGGCCTCCGGCTCCGGCTGGGGTTCGTACTCCTGGTCCTCGTCGTAGTCCGGCTCAGGCTCCGGCGGCAGAGGTTCGCCGCCGACGACCATGCGGAGTACAGGGGCGCAGCGTGGCGCTCCCATCCCGGCCTTCTGGGCACTGGCGATGGTCTGGGCCACCTCACGCTCTCCCAGGCCGATACCGACCGCCACGGACCGCAGGCGTTCGGTCACGACGGCCTCGGCCAGCTCGCCCCCGGCCACGAGCTGGAACACGTTGAACGCCGAGCTGTTCAGGGTGTGGTTCCGGGTGCCCGGCGCCGCCCGCCCCAGCTCATCCAGCTCGGCCTCTAGCGCTCGCAGGCCGTAGGGGCTGCCGTCGCCCGACTCCCGCCGGGGATGCTTCACCGGCTGGGACGGCCGGGCCACGAGCGGCACGGGCGCCACCAGCAGCCGTAGCCACTCAGGGGCGTGGTCTATCGGCGTCTCGGGCCCGTCGTGCCACTCGTAGGCCACGCCCGAGGCGTGCATGGACGGCGGCGCCACGATGTAGCCGTTCAGGCCCCGCCAGTCCACCTTGTTGAGCACGCCGGCACGGTTGCCGCTACCGGTGGTGAGGTAGAGCATGTGGTCGCCACCGCCACCGGTGTAGGACCACGGCCCACCGGGCAGCGGCCCGTTCTCGGCACATGCGTCGAGGATGGCCTTCTGACCCTCGATACCGTCTACGTCCAGCGCGTCAAAGGCGACACCGGTGCGTAGGCCCACGTTCGCCTCCGGCCAGCGTCGCCACCACTCCACGATGGTGTCCTCGTCGGTCGACGCCTCGTGTAGCCCGTGTTGCAGCCGGGGGTGCTTGGCCGGTGACGAGCACTCCTTCCCGCATGTGCAAGCCGTGCCAGTCCACCCGTGCAGGGGCAGCACGGGCCACCCCATCTCCGCATAGCCCAGGGCAGCGTCGAGCAGGTCGGTCACTCCGTGGGCGCCTCACGGGCGACGAGGCGGTCATAGGCGGAGCGCAGCCGGCGCTCGTTCCAGCGAGCCAGCCGAAGCCGGACGCGGATGGTGAAGCGCAGGTAACGGGTACTCTTCGGCACGTCGTGGCCTTTCTGAGAGGCTGCGGCCACGCCGGGGGACGTTTCAGTCGTCGCCCCGGCACCGCTATGAGTAGGCCCGATCCTACCCGAATGAACCGTCGTCGGGAGCGGCCGATTGCGACAAATGGCGCCGCTCACGACGCCCGCAGCCGAGCCCGTGACGCCCGCTTGCTCGCAGTGCGGGCCGCACGGACACACGCCGGCGAGCAGTACCGGCCGTCCCGGCTACCGATAACGAAGAACCGCTCCCGGCACCCCTCGGCCTCACACCGCCGCATCGTCGGGGCCGGCCGCCCGATCCTCACCGGTGCCGGCGGCGCCACCCCACCGATGACGCCATGCACCGCCCGGCCCTTGACGTCGATGTCGCCGTAGTGGATCGCTTGGCGTCGACAGGGCACTAGCGACGGGCATACTCGGCAAAGCGCCAGCCCGGGCTCAGGCGACCACGCCGGGCCGCCTCCCACCGGGCGCTCCGGGGCGAAGAAAAGATGGGGATACTCCCGGCACAGCGCCTCGGTGAGCGGGTCGGGGGTCACGCCGCCCGACCCTGGAACCGGGCCCGCTTGGCCCGCAGCCGTCTGCGCTCGACCTCACTCAAGCCCCCCCACACCCCGAAGCGCTCGAAGGCCACGAGG